ACTTCTCCGCCAGCAGCCCGACAACGCTCTGCCCGCCCTCGTAGAAGGTGTAGAGATCCTCGGCCACCAGGATGATCGCGCCGATCAGACCGAAGGTCAGGATCTTCTCCAGCCCGACGATGGCCCCCACGATCCCCAGCAGGCTGACCTTCACGAGCAAGGACGAGTCGACCAGATGGAGCATGGCCTTGCTCAGGTTGAAGGCGAACCGGATCGTCCGGGTGACGAAGACCCCGATGTCTCGCCCGATCTGGGCGATCGAGTCGCCGAACTCGGTCAGCTTCCCCTGGTCGTTGATGAAGAGCGACGTGATCGCCGCGATGCCGTCCTTCATTCCCTTGAACAGCCCCGGGGTCGCCGCGCGGACGAACTGCTTGGCGCCGGAGACCGCAGCTCCCCACATGGCGTCGAAGGTGTCAGAGGCGGCGTCCAGCGCCGGCTGTAGCTTGTCGAACGCCTTGTTGAGCAGCTCGACCCGTTGCGGCTGCGTCATCGCGTTGAACGACTGGGCGGTGATCTTCGCCTGGCCGTCCACCTGCATCAGGAACGGCATCAGCTTCTGCCAGAGAACGTTGTGCGACCCGGCCCGGCCCTCGGCCGCCAGGAGCATCCCGGACTCGCGGGCGATCTGCCCGGCGTCCATCGTGCTGGCGACCGTCTTTGCGACTGCGGTCAGCCGGTTGGTGAAGCCGGCGATCTGCCCGGCGTCGGCTCCCGGCATCGCGGTCTTCAGAAACGCGGCGTTCGACTTGAAGACCTCGATGTACTCCTCCGCCTCGCCCGGTAGCTTGGCCGCGTCGCGGGTGATCTGCGCGACGATGTCGCTCGCCTCGGTGAGGCCGGCTGTGAAGTCAGGGGCCAAGTTCAAGGCGTCGAGGAACCCGGCGATCTGGATCTGGTTCTGCTCGAAGCTGCTGTTGATGTCCGCGATCGACTTGACGACGTAGCCGGTCGCGAACGCCTTGACGGCGGCGCCCAGCGAGAACAGCTGCGACTTGGCGTCCTCGGTCTGCTTCTTGAGCTGCTGAGATCCGCTTGGGTCGACCTTAAACCCGAGCGCGACGAAAAATTCATCGATGATCGTGGCGCTCATCTGCCGCGCCCCTGGCTCGACTTTGCCTTCTTGCGCGCGTGGTCCTCAGCGCGGCGGTTCATCTCGTCCTCGATGTCCATCGCCTCGTGCATGTCGGAGAGGCGGTTGATGCTGGTGATGGCCATCGGCGGCTCGCCCTCGACGCGGGGCAGGTACCCTTCGAGGTCCCGGATCGTGGCGAGTTGCGGGTTACGCATGACGGGCCTCCAGATGCGCCAGTCGATGTTGGCCGGCGTGACGGGCTTCAGGCCCCTTTCGGCTCTCCGGGGCTGGAAACCGAGGGGCTTGCGGGAAAAAAATCGGCAAAGTTCACCTTGAGCGCGTGCGTGAACACGTCCTTGGCGACGGAGACCTTGCCCGTGAAGCTGTCCACGGTGACCGGGTGGGCCTTGCCGTTCTCGATGACCTCGACGTGCTCGAACATGATCCCCATCATCGAGAGCAGGCCAATGTGCGGCTGTCCGTTGCGGTCGGTCCAGTCGGCCGCGCTCAGGCGCCGCAGCATCGCGCCGGTCGCCTTCGCCATGACGACGGCCGCGCGGTCCGCTTCCGCGGCCTGCATGGCCATCCCGCCGACCTCGGCCGCCGCGTCGGCCATGATCGGGCCGATCTCGAGCGCGATGGGGATGGACTTGGTCGCCGGCAAGGTCCCGAACGTGTAGACCTTGCCGCCGAACGTCTCCCGCTGAGCCGCCACGGGCTACCCGCCCGCCGCTTCGGCCGCCGCCGTCGCGAGGCCGACGAACGCCGGGTTCCCGAGCAGGAGGTCGTAGCGCTCGAAGACGAACTGCCACTCCATGTCGTTCCCGGTGTTGTCCATGCCGCGGACGAAGTCCGGGATCTTCACGATGCAACCCGGGATGCCGCTGGCGACGTCCTTCCGGTAGATGTCCTGCCAGGACACCGAGACCGGAACGAACGTCAGCGGCCCGCCGCCCTGGAGGTTCACAAGCCCCATCAGATAGGCGTTGCTCGGGCTCGTCGGCTGCAGCTTTATGGTGCATTTCCCCGACTTGTCGGCGTTGAACGAGATGATCATCTTGCTGTCGGCGCCGACCTTGTAGTTGACGTTCTCCGCGAGGCGTTCGAACTTGACCACGTCGTCGTCGCTGCCGAAGTGAGTGATCTCGACGCCGTTGACCAGCATGTGGCCGTTCGGGAAGCTGATGCTCTTCATGGTGGCGTTCTCCTATCGCTGGACCGTGACCTGGACCGACACCGTATGGATGGCGCCGGCCAGGAGAATTGCGCCGGTGATCGGCGGGGACTTGCGGGCGTCCTTGTCGGCCTGGCTCATGTCGGCCACGCTGCCGGCGCTGAAGTAGAAGCCGGTCGGCATGTAGTCCCCGGTCTTCAGCTCGCCGAAGGCGTCGCCCTTCCAGGTCCCGGCCGCGACGAGGCCGTTGCTGCGGGCCTTGGCGGAGAACCCGTTGCAGGCGTCGATGATCTTGGCCGCCCCTTCGTCCGTCTGCGGGATCTTGGTGGGGGTCGTCGCCAGGAGCGAGAAGATCGCGTTCTGCAGCCCTGCCTGGAACCAGTCCAGGCCCTGGACCTCGTCCTGGAAGGTTCCGTTGGCCATCGTGCCCGTCTCGAGGACCGCGATGCCGCCGCGGTTGATGTAGTAGTTCAGGTTGTAGGACTTGAGCGCCGTGACCTGGCCGCTCGTGAGATCGTCCACGGCAACCCCAGGCTGCTGCTTGTACATCAGCGTGATGGTGCTGTTCGGCTGGTCGAAGTCGACGACACCAGCGCGCGCCGAGGCCGACTCGGCAGCATACGGGCTCGCCCCGCTGTACTCGCCGAAGCTGCGGCGGTAGGTGAGGTTCTTGGCGTAGTAGCCGAGGTTGCTGGTGTCGCCCACGGTGAGGGCGTTCGGATCGTTCGTGGTGTAGAAGAACTCCCGAACGTTCGACTCCACCCATGCCATCGTGTCCTTCTTGTCCTGGATGCTCATGGCCGCCGTGACGGTGGCGACGTAGAAGTCCGAGTCGAAGATCGCGGCGGCGTCCCATGCTGCGGTCATGGTCTCGATCGCGATGCCGTTGACGCTCTTTGCTCCGGCGTTGACGGTGAGCGCCAGCAGCGTCGAGACGTCGGTCGGCGAGCTCCCGCCGGTCGGTGCCACCGCCGGCAGGACGATGGAGGACGGCCCTGTGGTCGGGCTGGTGATGATGAACTTCTTCAGCGTCGCATCCCAGGTGCAGGTCGTCGACGCCAGCGCCGCGGCCAGCTTGGTCTGAATGAGCGTCGCGACACCCGCCATGCTGACTGCGCCGCTCAGGTCGAGCGCGAAGATCTGGCGATTGACGCCGTTGATCGTGATGTCGAAGCCGCCGTTGCTGATGCCGGTGTAGTCGGCCACGGTCGAGCTCGCGAGTCCACCGCGCAGAGACCCCGCCTGGGCGGCGAGGAACTGGCGCCCGATCTTGACCTTCTTCGGCCGTGGGTTCTGGCCGAAATGGATGGCGGCGGCCTTGTACTCCTCGGTGCTGGAGATGAAATCGACGACCAACTCCGTGAGGTCGGCGTACTCCTTCACCCGCGCGTAGAGCGGCAGGACGGTCGCCTTCCCCATGATCAGCTTCGTGCCGAATCCACGGGCGGTCGGAGCCGGGGCAGAGAGGAGAATGTCGATCTCGACAACCTGATCTACGGAAAGGGTCATGCTGTCACCTCGGCTGTGTCGGTGTGGATGGCGCCGCCGGGCGCCTGAGAATGCGTGGTCAGCGGAACGGTCAGGATGGTCTGGACGGTCTCCGACTCGCGGTTGACGACCGTGAACGTCAGATCGACCTGACCGCGGCTCTCCCAGACGTCGCCGTCGACCAAGGCCGCCAGGTTGCGGGGGCGGCTGGGCGACACGAACGACAGCCCGAGCGCGTTCATCAGGGCGACCGAGGACGGCATGCGCAGTCGCTGGGCGATCCGGGAGGCGCGGTCGAAGGCGGCGTTACTGTAGCGGGCGATCCCGGCCCGGTTGTTCACCGAAATGGCGCCTCCGGCGATGGTCAGCCCCAGCACGGCGGAGACGTCGGTCCCGAGAGCCGTGGGCGCCACCGCGCCGAGGACGGCCGACGTTGGAGCCGTGCTCGGGCCCGTGACCACGAAGCGGGCGTTGGTCGCGTCCCAGGCGCACTTGGTGGCGGCCAGGGCCAATTGCAGGGCGGCCTGAATGATCGCCGCCAGGCCGGCCATCGTCGTCGCGCCGGTGAAGTCGAGCCCCGAGATCTGCCGGTTGGTGCCGTCGATGGTGATGTCGAAGGCCCCGTCGTCGATCGCGGTGTAGTCGGCCACCACGGCGCTGGCCGTGGATCCGCGCAGGTAGCCGGACGTCGGCGGGCGCCGGTAGAAATTCACGCTGGCCACGACCCTGTGCTCCTGGTCGACCCGCTCGGTGGTGACGTCGCTCGGCACGGAACCGACCGTCTCATGGCTGACGGCACCGGTCCCAAGAACGTCGGTGCTGATGACGTCGACGGTGGCGATCTCGTCGAACTGGCCCCCGGCAGGGACGCTCTGCTTGGCTGGGCGGACGCTGTTCTCGGGCATGCCCATGACCGACCGGACCAGCTTGCGGATGTCGTAGTTCAGGTCGTCGATCACGAGATCAACCCCGCGGCAAGAACGAAGTAGTAGCCGTTGTGCGACCAGTTTTCGTCGGAGACGACCTTGTACTCGAGGCCGTCGATCACCAGGATGTCGGACTCGACCGTCTTTCCGTCCGCCATGCGGAGCTCGGTCGCCGACCAGATACTCTTGACTTCCATCGGCCCGCGCGAGCCCTGCGGGAGGGATGCGATCTGCTGGGCGTCCGCGGGCTGCACGATGGCCGTCACGTTGACGTCCGGCTCGTAGGTGGCGATGTTCTCGCCCTCGTTCGCGAAGCGCGCGGCGGCCGGGCGGCGCAGGATGATCGTCGAGATGAAGTCCGGGTCCGTCATGAGTTCGGCCACGTTGACGTTGCTCACTTGGCCTCGACGACGTGGGTGACGGCCTGACGGAGCTGCCCGCTGTCGATCGTGGGTTGGCTCGACCCCTTCTTGGCGATCGTGGACGGCGCGTTGGGCGCGAAGTTCGGCCCCGCCATGTACTTCTTGACCGAGCCCTCGGCCGCGAACCCCTGTCGCTCGAGCGCAATCGGAATCGTCATGCGGCCTTCCGCCACCGCTCGCAGGTCGCTCGCCGCCAGCCGCCGGCACAGCGGCAGCGCCTCGCGAACGCCACCGCGCAGGAACGGCCGCTCGGGGGCGGTCGACGTCCCGAACTCGGTCCAGGCCGCCACCTCGGCTAGCGACGTGCCGTCCGGGGTGGACTTCCCGGCCGGGACCCCCACGAGCACCCGGTGAATCCCCGCGCGCAGCCGCCGCTGGAGCGCCGCAACGCCGGCCCCCTTCGTGTCCTTGATGACCTTGACGCTGACCGAGGAGCCCATGGTCAGACCGCCACCGCGCCAAAGCCGCACTCGCGCAGCAGATCATCCAGGCGCATGCCGTAGGTCGTCTTGCCGGCCTGCACGCCCTTGGAGCCCTGCGCTTGAGAGAGAGACGACTTCACCATCACCTTTCCGACTTGCTTCTCAGAGCTCGACGAGCTGGAGGTCAACGTCCCGGCCGCCCCGTACTTGATGGCGATGTCCTGCACGGCGAGCTGGTCGGCGACCCAGAGGCCCGTGGCCATGTCGGCCTGATTCCCGAGCTTGTCCCCGTCGTACAACGGCGCAGCGGCCAGAAGGACGCCGATGCGCGTGTCGTACGACGGAGACGGGAACTGCGGGAACAGGGCCTGGAATCCGCCGACGGTCACGTGGACCTACTTGGCGGCGTCCTTGGGAGCGGGATCGGACTTGCCCACGATGGTGAACGTTCCGTCGGTGAACCACGTCGCGCTGCCCGGCTCCTTCTGGGCAAACGCCACCTTGTCGTCGGCGACGTCCATCGTCGCGCCAGCCGGAATCTCGATCCCCAGGAAGCCCCGGCCACCCGGGGCGTTGTTCTTGATCTTCATGGTCTTGTCCTTTTCTCGGAGTGGCCTACAGGGTGTCCATGTAGCGCACGGTCTTGATGCGCCGGATGTCGCAGCCGCCGTACCCGTACTCCATGGGGACGATGACCTCGAGGATGCCGGGGACCGGCGTGGAGAACCGCGGCGGCAGCGGCTGGTGGACCAGGATGCACTCCGGGTCGGGGGTGAAGAAGACGCCGCGCTTGGTGGTGCCGCCCGCGCCCAGCGTCGCCAAGCGCTCGCCGCCCGCCACGATGTTGAACGGCTTCCCGGTCAGCTGGGTGTACATGTTCGAGGTCTTGATGAACTCGAGCACGGTCTTGCCCGGGAAGGCCGGGTCGGGCTTCATCAGCATGCCCATCGGACCCGCCGGCAACGCCAGGGTCGACGGCAGGTGCATCCCGTCGGTGTCGGCGTTGATCAGGTTGATGTAGCTGTTGATGTCCGACAGGATCGTCAGCGGCGTCGCCGAGTCCCACACCGCACCCGAGGGACGGGTCGTCGCCGTCACGCTCGAGTTGTTGTAGAGCCCGGAGAAGTTCGACGCGGTCTCGCCGATCAGCGCCACGTCGTCGAGGTGACGGCGGGCGGCCCGGATGGCGGCCTCCTGCTTGCGCGCCGGCAGGGCGATGCCCAGCGACGACGCCAGCCGAAGCTCCCGGGTCGTGTACTTGTACCCGACCCAGCCAGGCGCCACGTCCTTGTTCGTGATCGCGGAGGCCGCGCCGGCCAGCGGCATGTCGTTGGCCTGCGCGGCGTGCCGCTCGCCCTTCCCGGTGTAGTCGACGGTCTCATACGCGACCGTGACGGCGTCTTCGCCGGCCTCGTTCGTGATGACCGGCCCGAGCAGTGCCTCGGAGCGGAGTTGCGTGTACTCCACCTCGTAGGCTTTCTTCTCGAGGTAGGTCAGCTGCCCGACCAGGAAGGCGACCGGATCGGTCGCGTCCTTGGCCCCGTACCGCTTCCCGGTGAGGAGGCGGCAGTTGTCCTTCACGAAGTCGGCGAGCTCGTGGTAACGCTCGGTCAGCTCCTCGTCGAGCTCGACGCCCGCGACGCCGTCCTCGTAGATCGGCCGTCGATTCTGATCGATGACTTGGATTCTCA